CCGTTTGAGTCGGGGTGCGTCTGAATCGGGGCGGGCATAATCTGAGCGGGTCGGTCCTTCGGGGCCGGCCCCTCTACTTTCGGATTCGGATTCAGCCGGCGACGCTTTGACTTTGAAGGGGCGACGCCGCCAAACACGACAAAGATACAAGAATGAGTTAAGCCCAGCACCACACGCAATTTACGATATTTTTTTGAAAAATTATTGTGGTTTTTTCCACTCGCGTATCATACTATTGAATGTATGGTTCCAACTATAGCGTTCATCAAGAGGCAACTCACGCATATACCTAAACACACTTGAAGGATAAACAGGAGTCCATCTATGAGGGACACCTTGATTCACAGCGAAGCAAATCTCATTAGTTGCTCGCCAATTGTCGAAGAAGCCATCGGTCACTAACTCCTTAACAAGATGTCTATACAACTTCTTACGAGGTAAAGGACCAGCCATCAAAAACCACCCCTGTTGATTACCTTACCGCCAACGCCTGACTTCGGGCGAACTAACCCCTTAGTCGCTCCACCCATCCATTCTCCACTACCCATAGTCTTCATAATGACCGGCATATCAGGTGTTCTGTATGTGAATTGGTCTATAGCATGAGCAAAGGCCATCACACAGTCGTTGTGTCGGCCCAAATCTACAATAAGGCCATCTCGCCAAGCGTGAGTCTTGAACTCCTCAAGAATAACCTCTACCATCCTCCTTGTTTCATCGTTACCATAAGGGAATGCTATCATCTCGCGCTCAAACCAAACTCTAAGTCGGTTAAGAAGCCCTTGCTTCAAAGTTCTGTTACCTACCTTACTTGGTCGGTAATCTATGACAGCACCCTTCTGTTGGATAAGAGCGTCATACATTTGTTGGAAGCCCACATCCTCAGCAGCAACTGCTGCACCATATCGCTTCGCCCACTCAATGAGAACATCAGTTTGCTCGGCAGGAGGGAAGTCATTACGCCTCCACATATTTACGAAGTGAATGAAGCCATCATCGTCTTGCCTCAACACAATAAGAACTGAATAGTCCTGTCCTAAGCCGTGTGCTGGGTCAAACCCAATCACATATCGGTTGTTATCCAACTTCTCAGGCTGCATAATAGTATCAAGGTCAAGATTCTTACGAACAAGCGTTTGAGGATAGACAGCAGAATCGTCATCAACAACCCTGCATAAGAACTCCTGTGCAAACTCTAATTCACCAATGGCCTGTCTTTGTTCCATCAGATAGTTGATATTCCTATGCTCAGGCCAAAGGGCTACTGCCTTTACCTTATCTTCGTTGCCTTTCCATTCATCATAATTCTTAATGGAACTCCAAACGCCTGTTTTCCAAATAGAGTTCTCAAGCATTTCAGTATGGTAAAGGTCGGTCATACTCATAGGTGTTCCCACCACATAGATAGATGAGTTAGGGTCAAGCATTGGTGTAATCGCCTTCCTAAACCATTGTTGTAGTGTGCGAGGGTTCATATCGTCACTATCAACTAACACATCGTCAAATGCTACACACGCGGGATGCTCCCCACGAATAGCACTACCTACAGATGTCGCCATAATCCAAGAACCGTTAGTGAAATGCACCTCAGTCTTATTACCCTTCTTCGGGTCGAGATATCTCGATAACTGAGGATGTCGCTTCATATCATCGCGTATTTCCTGCAACCTCCTAATGGCCGTGTCCTTACTCGCAGAAATCAACCAGCAGGTAAAGGGTCTGTCGTTATTCCACTTCTCAAACAAACATTGATGCAGTAGTTTTACCCTGAGAGTAGTAGATTTACTGTGACCTCTTGGTGCGATAATACACACACGATGAACCTGTGCGCCCTTTCTATCACGATACATTTCCATCCATTGACCTATATGTTCGCCCCATGTATAACCAAGCCACTCATAGAAATACTTGGATGACCTACGCGACCTTTCCATCGCCAAATCTTGCTTCAAACTCATATTGGGTGCAACTCCTTCTTACCGCAATAAGGACAGACTCTCGTAGAAGCCTTTTCCATCATCATACGGGGCGCTTCCCAACCACACCAACGACACTTAGCCGAAGTCCAATTATTCGTCATCGTGCATCACCGGAGCAAACAAACTCCCTATCAGGCCCATTTCCTTATCAATCATATACGCGGATAGACCTGCGCGGGCCATTACAAACCCGTTCCGTGTGTGGTATCTATCGTGTCCGGCAAGACTCGGTAGTTGGACTACCAAACAACCAGCCATCTCGCGCATCTGTTGATGATGCAAATGTCCGTGAAACCACAGGTGATTAGTGGTTCGACCCCAATTCTCTCTCGCTTCGTGGGCCATTAGCATTGATAATTTATTCATAACCTTTCCGTCACCGTGTGTAAATCCGATGAGATTCTTTCCATAGGTAACATACTGTCTAACATGAGGACTTACAACGACATTAACATCATCGCATTCCTTGTAGTATGCTTCCAAGTAAAGCATGAGCATAATGCTCGTATGCTTATCGTGATTGCCTCCCATAAACACAAGTTCAACATCGGTTACAGTCCTTAGTAGGTCAATGTGTTGTCGTGCAAGGTCGCAACCCTCCATTAGTATTTGAGCAGGGGTAGCAGCCATATCTTGTGCTGTTCCCTTTGTAGTAGTCCCTATATCGTTATCTACATGGAACCAATCAGAACCAATACCCACATAGAACTTATCGGGCTTACTTGGTAGCCGCGCTAACAACTCCTCAGTTTTACCTAACACACGCTCGCGTGCTTCGTCTAAGTGATATGTAGTGCCCACTTCATCAACCCAACCATATTTACCGAAGTGTAGGTCTGTAGGGGATAGGACTACTGCGTATTGCTTATCAACCTTCATATTCCTGCTCTTTACTGTTGCAGGTTTATGGTCGGTTAAGACCTCAAAAAAAGAATCAGCAAGACCTTCACGAAGTAAGAGATACTGTTCAGCATCCTTCTCTATTTGCCTCCACTTCTTCTTGTCTGCCTTCTTAAGAATCTCTAACTTGCGTATGTCTAAGAACTTATCAACCATGTCGTCAAGACTATGCGACATTACTTCTTCATCGGTGAATGGTTGCATACCATGCTTCCACTTATTCACCTTGATATACTCGCTGATAATGACTGCGGGCATTTCAAACTCACGCGCCATCTCATCAACTGTAAGACCTCCGCCAATATCAGCATAAGACTCCTTCATAGCGCGGTGTTGCTCACCATCAATGATAACGAGGCCATCAGTAACCTCCATCATTACAATGTAGTTATCATTGTGAGAATCATAATAGACCTTAGCAGCAGCGACAGTATTATCCTCCAAATCAAAATTACGGAAGGTATTACCCTTCTTCACCCATCTAATGATTGCTTGTCGCCAAGCATGAACGCTTCGCGCAGGTTCTATGCTGTGTAGAAACTCAGCAAAATCCATGTTAGAACCGAAGTGTCGGTCTTGTGCAAATTTCTCTATTAACTCGTAGCCACCTGTATAGTGCCCCATATACCAAGCCTCTCATGATTTGTGTTATAACTATTGGGTAGAAAGGTATTATTTTCATTGTTTTGCTGATTCACAAAAAGAATAAAACGCGCTACTAAGGGCCTCTTTCCAATTACTTCAATTTCTTCTATAGTATATTTGGTATAGGCCCCCCCTCTATTATCTACTGTTGTTAGTTACTGTAAGTAACTCCTCTATACTATAGAAGAAATAAAAGAAATAGAAAACAAATCCGCAGTAAAGCGGTTATTTCTTTCTGAAAAAGACTGAAAGAACAAAAATAATACCCCAATGGTTAAAAGGCAGCGCATTATCCGTTATACTATGGCCGAGCGCAGTCGCTGGAACATATTTCGTTCCAAAGTGAAAGAAGAAGTGAAAAACCCAATACTTGAGAGGGTAGGGATAATAGATGAGCCGTTTTCGGCTATTGCTGGAATACCCGACATAGTAAGGAATACGGAGAACTTGAGAAGTGATAGTAATTTCGATAATGAATTTGACCTATACGACAATATGCTCAAGTTAGACCCCGAACTCAATGGTGCGGTGCGTGCAGTATCACTAACCGCTAACAATTACGCGATTAACTACTCACGCGGGAAGAACGCGCAGATACGCGACGCAATAAAGCAACTCGTTGAAGAAACTATTGACTTTGACGACATTATGATTAACTCCATGCGTAATCTTATGGTATATGGAAACGACATTAACAAAATCGTCGGAAAGGAGGGTGTTGGTGTAACCGACATTCAGAACCTCCCCATAAAGCAGATTACCATTGTTGATGAGCGAGGTGGGCTTGAATCCTACTTCGTAGCCGACGAAGACAACCCAATTATCAGGCCCGTTACTTACATGGTGCGTGAGGCTACCATGTATGAGCGTGCGATACCCGCAGGGGAAATCATGCACATCAAAATAGACTACAGGAGTAATTGGTTCGTGGATAACAAGTCCCGTAAGACCTACGGTGTATGGGGCGCATCCCGCTTCACTTCACTCAAGCAACCCATACGCATGAAATACAACAGTATGAATAACCGTATTAGTCTTGAGGACTCGATGACTAAGCAGTTCATCACAATTGATAAGTCTGCTATCGAGCATATCCAAGACCCAGCCGAGCAAAACCAACGCTTGCAGCACATCATGGATGAGGTCATCTCATTGTTTGAGGGACTAAGGGGCGACCAAATACCCGTTCTACCTCACTATGTGGAACTGCACCATGTGGATGTAGGGAACAGCGTTCCTAACAACACAGACTTCCTCGATGCTATCAATGGAGATATCGCTGCTGTCCTACAAGTGCCGAGAGTTGCCGCAGGTCAGGAACGAGGCTCAACCTTCGCTGCAACATACAACGCAAACCTTTGGGCCGTGCAAGCAATTTCAAGAATGCATCGCATATTAGGTGAATCAGCAACCAAGATGTTTATGACGCATCTCGACCTTCTCGGTATTGAATATCGCAAGGAAGACTTACCCACCATAAAGTTTGAGGCTATGGATAGCGAAACCCCCCTCAATATCATGCAGCGTGCTACAATGGGCTACAATGCAGGTGTTCTAACACTCAATCAAACGCTTGACCTACTAAACCTACCAACCATAGGGAAGGAAGGCGAGGAAAGGATAAGCCAACAGAACAATACAGGGGAATTACCGCGAGAACACTCTCAACCCGGTAAAAAGGATAAGGAGGATTCAGAATGACCCTTACTTACGGAGATGTAGTGATTATTGGTTGCTTCGCTTTTCTATTCGCCCTGTTTTTGCATAGTCGCATGACTATTGAAAGATTGATAAAACACAAGCATACTGATAAGGCCGTGTCCCGAATGAAAATGAGCAACCCTAACGAAATCTTGATGCTTACCTTTGGAATGGGAGTAGTTATGGCTTGGGTAGTTATAGCCGCCTCAGCATCATATTTTAGTATCGTGGAGGAAAGGGATATTTCAGACAGCCAACTAACGGTAATTGGACTTCTCGGCGGTCCTGCGCTCTTAATAATTACAAATGTTCTCGATTTGTTCAAGGGTAAGGAAACAGCGAAAATCAACATTCTTCCCGACCAACTAACAAGCGATGTTGCATCTACAGAAGCAATTGATGCTCACACACGAATGCTTGAGGAAGTAAAGATGAAGCACGACCTCGACATGGAAAAGATGCAGAAGCAACACAACCTCGATATGGAAGCATTCAAGGTAACTAAGGGGAAGGTTGAATGAACAACTCTACTTTCTGTGATTTCTGTTCTCTTGGTAACTGCATTGATTGCATCATAAAGAGGTGAAAAAATCTTGACGCAAGAGGAAGCAGACTCAATCATTGATACAATCAATGAAAGGGCCACTGAGGTTAGACAACTAATCATCACGATAGGCTCTATCCTTGCGCTTCTCATGCCCGCCGTTGAAATGGTGGGTATTCTCGACATCACCCCCTACGGACAGGGTGACGACGAGTGGATAGGCGACGACAATTGGGAATGGGCCGACGATTTTGAGTGTGGCGACGGCTCTATGATTCAAGCCTCCCTTGTTGATGACGGCTACAAGAATTGCCGAGATGGTTCTGATGAACCTGACGAACCCGTTGTTATTCCTCCCACACAAAACAATACTACGGTTGTAATACCGCCTGATAACAATAATACGACTAATCAGACCACCAATGAAACTATTGAGGAAGATTGTGCCCCTCAGATGTGGGATGCTTACCATCAATACGATAACAATACCGGCAACATAACGCTATATTGGGATGCTGACCTTACTTGCGACGACGCACCACACAACCTAACCCTCATTTGGACCTTTTACCATAATGATACAGGGAATTGGTCGGGTATTCAAGAGGAACACACTTATGAAACCTATTATCAGGATTGGGATTATGTGAATATCACATTCGCAGTTCCCGAAGGCCGATACGACATATTCTCCACTTTCAGATTCAATGATAACTACACAATCGGAACAGATTGGTTCGATGTAGTGATACAGTAAAACTAAACATTGGTTAAACACTAACGCAGTCCTTCATTTATGGGGAGTGCTATTTTTGAAATAACCCGTGATGAACCTATAGATTC